TGATTTTAATAATAGAAATATGTTAACTAAAACAGTTATATTTACAAAAGGTAATACTAAACCAAAATTAAATATAACTTCTTATAACTCAACTACTACAATCTTTACAGCAATAGATACAGATAATAATTTATCTAAAATAGAGTGGTTCATTGATGATGTATTAAAAGAAACAATAACAACAGATTTATATTTAGAGAAAATCATCAACTATGAGCTTACAGACAATGCAGTACACACATTAAAAATAGTTGCTACAGATGCAGAAAATGCAACAGTTGAGAAGGTTTTGAGTATAAGTAAAGAGATTATGCCATTTCAATCTGATGCTAGTTTAAGTGATATATCAACTAAGTTAGCAGAGATTGGAGAAGGGTTTAAGAATGGTAAAACAAGTATTATAAACACTTTAGCATTAAAGAACATAGAAGCAAGTTTAAATAATACCTTAGTTGAGTTATCAGAGAAAATTAAAACAAGTTTTGATAGTTCAGATGCTAGTGTGCAGGATTTGATGAATCAGCTAACACAAGCTAATAACACTATATCACAGTTAGATTCTAAGTATAAATATGCCAGTGGGACTGCTAATGCTAGAGAAAATTCTTCCTTAATTGCATGTATATATGACCCTAATACTTCTCACACTGTTGAAGAAACAAGTCCTTATTGGCTTGATTTAAATGGAATTGGATTTATTCCTGATATATTTTTTGCTGAATGTGAATATGAACCAAATTCAGATGCTTTTTATAAGTATTTTGTTTTTGCAATTAAAAATACTTTTTCCATTTCTAATAATACTGGGTTTGTAGTTAATATTACTTTTAACAAGGAATATGGTGATAGATCTTTTAAATTACGAGGAGATTTATATACCCTTGGCAAAAGACATGTTTCCATGGATAATACTGGAGTTCGAGTACCTGCTCTAAATACTCTAAATAATCTTAGAGCATATAAATGGCATGCGGCAAAATTTAAATAAATGAGATGATAAAATGAATAGAGCAAATAGAATAATTCACGACCAAACTGGTAAAATACTTTTACAAACTGGAGAAGCAACAGGAGATATATTAGAGCATGATACAATAACAGAATTACATTATATTGATGTTGAATATGGAAATATAGACTATAGTAAACAGTATATAGAATCTATAAATCCAATAACAAAAGAACCTATTTTAAAAGATATTCCAACCTATTAAGCGAAGAAGAAAAGAGAATACAAGAGCTAGAAAATCAATTACTAATTGCAGAAAATGAAAAGGTAGGAGGATTATTATAATGAATATAAATAATATTGTGGTAAGAATAGTATCAGAAAGAATTTTAAACAGAGGATTAAACCCTTTAAAAAACAGACCTTTTGAGTTAGATGACGTGACTAACATAGAGTACAGAAAAGCAGTAGAGGATTATATTATAGAGCATAGTGGAGTGGTAGAAGGAACAGAACCTACAAAATAGGTAATGTCCTTTTTTATTTCTTAAAATATATAAATTCATTTACATTTTGTCTACACTTCATCCACACTTTGTAGACGTTTATAGTTTTAAAATTAGGTACAATAAAACCATAAATTAAGAAATAGGTGGATTAAATGGCAACAGTTTATGAATTTAATTATACAGGAAGTGAACAAAGTATTACATTAAAACCAGGAAAATATAAATTAGAATGCTGGGGTGCTTGTGGTGGTACTGTCGATGCAAGCGATTGGACTGATTGTACAAAAGGGGGTTATTCAAAAGGTGAAATTGTATTTAAAAAAAGAACTAATCTACAAATTTATGTCGGTCAATCTGGTTATGAGAAAGTTACTGAAGGTTCAAGCCTTACTAGAAGTGGTTTTAATGGTGGAGGCGTTGCTGGCAAAGTTACTACTGGTAAATTCGCTTATTCTAAATACGGTGGTGGAGCAACTGATATAAGACTTTATCATCCTAGTGCAACTTGGGGTAACACTGAAAGTTTGCTTTCACGCATACTTGTTGCAGGCGGTGGCGGAGGTATGAAAAATAATTTTGCTTCTGCTCGTTCTATTGGTCATGGTGGTGGTTATGTAGGTGTTAATGGAGTTGGTCGTGACAGAGATTTTTGTGGTGGTGGTTCTCAATACCAAGGTGGAACAAGTTACGATACAGAAGAATACCATGGTTCGTTAGGAAAAGGAGGTTATGGTGGAATAGGAGTAGGTGGTGGAAGTGGTTACGCACTAACTAAAGATAGTTATAAACCTGCTGGATATATACCAACTTCTGAATATTGGCTAGAAAATGTAGTTATGGAATCAGGTGGAAATACTACAAAATCAGATGGCTATGCTAAAATAACATTACTTAAAAGCTTACCATTTTTAACTGTATCTTCTTATAATTCCACACAGATTACATTTAAAGCTGACCATACAAACCCTACATTGTTAACTAAGATAGAAGTATTTATAGATGATATATTAAAAGAGACTATAATAACAGATTTAACAACAGAGAAAACAATTAACTATATATTAGAATATAATGCACTACACACGCTTAAAATAGTTGTTACAGACAATGCCAATACTACAGCAGAAAAAGTTGTAAGTATAAGCAAGAATATAATGCCATTAGGTGACGATGCCAGTCTACAAGATATAGCAAGTAAAGTTAAAGAAATGAAACATGGCTTAATAAATGGTAAAACTTCTATCATAAATGTATTATCATTAAAGAATATTGAATCAAGTTTGAACAATTCTTTAGTAGAATTGTCAGAGAAGGTAAAAGAATCCTTTGATAGTTCAGATACTAGTTTGCAGGATTTAATAAACCAGTTAACACAGGCTAATAATACTATATCACAGTTAAACTCTAAATATAAATATTCTAGTGGAACTTTTACTTATTATACTGGTGCGTATCCTAATGGGATAAATATAGGTTTTAGGCCAGATGTTATTTCATACACTGTTATCAATGCTGTAGAAGAAAAATATTATTGTGTATACACACCTTTATTCTATCTTTTTTATAATTATACAACTGGAGAAAAATATCTTGATGTTAATCATAATCATTATGGAATAACTTTTACTGACAATGGATGGATACCTAAAGGTCCAGTTAACAATGGTGTGTATAGTTATATAGCAGTTAAATGTTGTTAATTATCAAAGGCTTAGATAACTTCTAAGCCCTATTTACTATTAAATAAGGAGGTTTTCATGAATGAAGAACTTTTCAAAGAAAATTTGAAACGACATGAGGTAACAATAAATAAACATAATGATGAAATAGACGAATTAAAAGTAGCAAATATAGAGTCTAAAGCAGAGTTAAAAGCATTGTGTGAGAATCTAAATTCACTTACAAGTATGTTAAAGTGGCTAATTGGAACAATGATTACAACACTAGTAGGGTTCTTTATATTTGCAATACAAAGAGGAATATTTTAATTAATTAGGAGGATAAGAGATGGATAATTTAATAAGTTTTATACCAGAGCAACTGCTTTTATTAGTAGTTGCTCTTAATGTATTAGGATTTGGATTTAAGAAATATAAACAATTAGATAATAAATACATTCCAATTATATTGCTTGTGCTAGGAATAGTATTTTCAATATGGATGCTAGGATTTAACCCTTCATCAATTTTACAAGGTATTTTATGTTGGGGAGTTGCAATAGGAGCAAATCAAACTTATAAACAACTAAAGGAGGAAAATAAATAATGAAAATAGCAATACTAACTGATTTAATTGTTAAATGGTTGAAACAAGGTGGAGCTACTGTATATACTGGAAAGGTAGATAAGTCTAATAACTATTTAGCAGAACAATGTCAAATAGCCAATAGGCAAAATGTAGATGTGGCCATACAAATACATTTTAATGCAGACCATACAACCTTGGACAAAATGGGCACAGAGACAATATACAAAACTAATAATGGTAAAGTGTATGCAGATAGGGTAAATACTAAATTAGCAACAGTATTTAAAAACAGAGGTGCAAAATCAGACGTAAGAGGGCTTTTTTGGCTTAGTCATACAAAAGCTCCTGCGATATTAATAGAAGTGTGCTTCGTAGATAGTAAAGCAGATACAGATTATTATATTAGACATAAAGATATAGTTGCTAAATTAATAGCAGAAGGTATTTTAAATAAGAGTATTAATTCAAACAGTACAGAAAGTGGAGGAAATAATAACATGGATAAATTTGATACAGCTATAGTCTACAGTGGGGAAACCGATAAGGCTATAGCTACTATTATGTCTTTTTATATTAGTAATAGTACTATAGTAGATATAAAAGATTATAAGAGTTATATGTGCAGAAATGTATTTGTAATAGAGGGAGGAGCAACAGAAGGAATTAAAAAGTATCCCGACAAATACACAAACTTTATGGGAGCAGATAGAAAAGAAACTTTTAAATTAGTATTAGAATACTTAAAAAATAAGAAATTACTATAAATAAAGGTTTATAGATACAACAGGTAATAACTTGTTATTCATGAAATTAGTGTAGTGGCCATCATATACAGAAGTTTTTTGTGTTTTTTTAAAAATTTTCTTGTGTATCTTTTTAGTAAGAATTTGAATTGATTTAAAATGACAAAATATGATAAACTGAAATTAGCAATATTTGTAAGTAGGTATATTATTTTTGGATAGAAGAATGGAGGAGTTAAAATGAAGACTGGTAAATATTTTGAAACAGTTTCTGGTATTGAAATCCATTATATTGATGAAGGAAAAGGAAAACCAGTTATATTTGTTCCAGGTTGGACTTTTTCTTGCGATGTCTTTGAAGCGCAGGTGAACAGATTTTCTTCTGAGTACAGAGTAATCGCAGTTGATCCAAGAGCACATGGTCGTTCTACTGTGACAGATATTGGTGTTGACCATACAACACATGCACAGGATATTGTAAAGCTTATCAAACACTTAGGTCTTAATGATGTAATACTTGTTGGTTGGTCTTTTGGTGCATACGAAACATGGGGCGTAATCCGTGAAATTGGAATAGAACACATTAAAGGAATTTTCAATATTGATATGTCACCAAAAGCTATTTCTACAAATCTAGGCGATTGGGTGGAAGATAGTGTGGAAGCATTATGTGAGACAATACAAGTAATTCTTACACCTCAAGGATTCAAAGAAGTTTTGAAGGAGTACACAAATGAGGTTATGATACAAAAAACACTTTCAGAAGAAGAGATGGAATTCATCATGAGTTGTTCTACAATGCCATATTATTTGGCATCAGCAGAATATGCAATAGGTGTAACTGGAGATTACAGAAAGGAAGCAAAACTGGCAGATGAGAGCGAAGGATGCCATACAGAATTCATGATTGCTGAACATTGGCAGGATGTAGCTGTACCGTATATGAAGAAGCTCTGTCCGAATACTAAACTCCATATTTTAGGAGGGCATATGGCTTTTTGGGAATATGCTGATGAGTTTAATGCAATATTGTCTGAATTTTTGAAAAAATGTTAGTGAATGTGGGAAGGTAGTATTAAAATTGTAAAATACAGAACTGGTTTATAGACTATTCATACAAAGATAGCTCATATTATCATGGACTATCTTTGTATAAATTATATAATGTATAGTGCTTATACGCCGAATTATATAGTAAAGTGAGTAAAAACTCCATAGCATACATTAGTAAAATGGTGTCAACTAAATATTTGATTTTAGTTTTTACAGAGTTATATATTTCTTTCTAATTAAATAGTAAAATACCCCTGTTATAATGGCTACTAATATTATTGCTAATATTGTAATATCTAATCTTCTTGTGAATAAACCTATTGCTATGTATTCAAGACCTATTAAATATTGATAAAATATTTCTAGTTTAACAACTTTTTCTCTATCTATATTTCCATATTTTAATTCT